GATGATGCAGAAGGACCTTGAAAAGTTCATCGCCCGAACCGCCAAGAAGAACGGGATGTGATTACTTGTCCCCGCGGACCCGGACGAACACCGGGTGGCGGAGGGAACCGTTCGGGGTCTTCATCTGAAAATCTACCTCGGCGGTCTGGCCGATGAGCTGAGAGCGGTCGGCGAGCAGGGCGGTCCGGGTGGCGTTATCCATGCCGGTGCCGACATTGACCAGGCGGCGTCCGCAGCGCACGACGATATGGCCAGCCATCCCGGAGCACTTGCCCGTGCCTTCGACCACGTCCACGATCTCCGCGTCAGTGGTGTCGGCGTCCTTGACCTTGAGCCAAGCCCTGGAGCGGAGGCCGTGGGAGTAGGGGGCGGTGGTGTCCTTGACCATGGCACCTTCAAAGCCCTCGGAGGTAAAGCGGACAAAGGCTTCCTCTGGGGTGCAGGAGACGCTAGGGATGAGCAGGAGGGACGTAGGGTAGGACTGAGCGAACAAAGCCTCCAGCGAGGCACGGCGGGTGCTGTAATCGCCCTCCACGGAGGGAAGGTCGAACAGCCAGACGCGGGCATCGTCGGCGGACTGTTCCGAGCGCAGGGCACCGACCGAGGTGAAGAAGGACTTGCCGGACACGGCCTCGCCGTCGAGCAGCCAGACGCCGTCCTTGCCAGCCAGGAGGTCGAGGACCTCGTCGGCCAGATGGTCGAGGGAGGGCATCGGGTTTCCGTTGCGCGTCTCGAAGCGCACGACGCGGCGGGATAGGTCCGCAGTGATCAGGACGCGGAGGCCGTCGACCTTGGGCTCGCAGACATAGGACGCAGGCGTCTCACCAGCATACAGGCGGGCCAGCATAGGCCCACGGCGAACCTTGGGCGAACGGCGCTTGGGCTGACGCGGTACCGCATCCTCGAAGATGGCGAAGAAGGCGGCAAGCACTGGGTCCTGTTGGCAGAGCATCGGCGGAACTCCTGAAGCAAAAGCCTAGCCCACTACCTCGTCAAGCCCCTTTCCCTACCAAAGCGGGCAAAGATACAATGGGCACGAAGAGCATTAGGCACATCTGCGAGTCTACCCTCGCCACCTACCTATCCACCCAGACCGGGCTGACCACCGTCACCTTCCTGACCGGGGACAGCGCCGCGACCCAGACCCTGCCCAAGGCCGTGGTCCTTTGCGAGTCCGCCCGGAGCCCTGCCGACCTCCCCGAGGGCGAAGGCAACTTCAGCTGCTCGGTCCGCATCACCCTTTTCTCGAACGCCGACGACACGACCCTCGCCGATCACCGTGCCCGCTGCGCCGCCCTGTCCGGCAATATGCGCGACCTGACCAGCATCAAGGCGGCCTTCGTCACCTCGACCGACGCGGCCTGCTATGACGTCACCATGCAGTCCGAAGACGAGGGCATCGACGAGCGCTCCTGGGCGACTTCCTTCTCGTTTGACGTGCTGGTGGTCCTGCCTGCCTAAGCCAATTCCAAAGCCTGCAATTACAAATGGCCGCCATCTCCACCGGAACGACCTGCATCTACGGAATTGCGGGCACTGTCACGAACCTCTTTGTGCAGTCCTACAGCCTCTCGTCCTCCTTCAACGCGGACGCCACGGTGGTCGACGAGACGGGCATCACCAAGACCCACCGCATGGACGACCGCAAAAGTGAGATCACGGTCGAAGGCATTGCTAAGACCTCGACAATGCCGGTTCTCGGCGCCACCCTCGCTTTCACGGCCAACACCGCCTCCGCCTATCCGGCTGGCTCTGCTTCGGTTTCCTTCTCCGGCGTGATTACCAAGATTGACGATAAGGGCTCTAACAAGGGCTTCACCTCGGTCAGCATCACGGCCATCGATTACGAAGGTATCACGCTTTAATTGACACCCCCGAAAAGGGGGCAGTCTAGAGGATAGTGGACCGCCGCTTCCTCAACGCCTACGTCGACCCGGCTCCTTTCAGGATTCTGGGTCGAACTCTTTACCCCTGGTGCCTCAAGTATCGCGTGCGGCTGATGGCCTTCGACTCGCCCTTGGTTACTAGCTCCCGCGGCATTACCCCTGCCGACCTTATCTTTGCCTGCCAAGTATGCGCCGAAGAGCAGCTGGGCGACATCGGCTGGCGTGACAAGCTGCGGATCCTAAACCTTCAGCGTAACCCCGCCAAGTTTGAGCGCCTGCTGGAAGCCTTCGCCGGCTACATCCTAGTCGCCGACTGGCCCAAGTTCTGGGAGCAGACCAAGACCAAGTCCGGGGGCGGCGACAAGGGCGTGCCTTGGCCGCTGTCCATCGTGGCCAACCTGATCGCGTCAGGCATCCCCGAACAGCGGGCGTGGGAGATGCCGGAGTGTCAGGCCATCTGGCTCAACTCCGCCCTGGCTATCCGTAAGGGTGCCGACGTCTCGATCATGTCGCCCGAGGAGGAAGCCTTCATGGCCGAAGAGGAAGCCAAGGAGGCCGCCGCGGCTGCTTCCAATCCGGCAAAGGAAAGCACCCCCTGACATGGCCCAAGACCTGACAGTAAACATCAAGACGACCTCCGACGTCCCGCAGGCGATGGACAAGGCTAAGTCGGCAACAGTGTCCTTTTCCAAACAGATTGAGGACATTCAGAAGAAGTTCAGCACAGGTTTTAAAGACATCTTTCTAGGCTTTACCGCTCCGATGGTGCTAATCCAAGGTGCGATTTCATACATTTCCAAGTCTATTGAAGAGGCTAAGCGCAACGCCAAGGAAGGTCTCGACCTTATGGCGACAGGCGAGAGTCGCTTCAATACCTCAGAAGAGTCACGGGCCGCTGCGTTCTTCAAACGTAAGAAAGAGTTAGAGGACGAAAAGAAACTAGTAGATGCTGGCAAATCAGAAGTGACCCGCCAAATCTTGAAGAACGAAGGCGGGATGTTCAAAGACTTTGAACTCCCCGAGCAGTTCCAGCGTCAGCTTCGCGCCGGGGTATCAATGGATACCCTTTCCCAAGACAAAGAAGTCCAGCGTCTGGCTATGGAATATTTCAACAAGACCGCTGACGGAAAGAAGCTCCTTGAATCACTTGGCCCTGACAAGGCTGGAGCAAAGGCTGCAGACTTTAAAAGTCCCGAAGGCTTCGGCAACGTGATCGGCGTCGGACCGAACCCGGTCATGGAGGCCATGAACGCCCAGCTCGAAGAAGCCAAGAAGCAGACCGCTGCCCTTGAGCGTATCGCCGCGGCAACGCCTGGAGCCCTTCCCGCAGACTTTACCAAAACCGCAACAACCTAACCAACACTAATGGGACGCGTAGAAACAGGCAATGACCTAGTCGCCGGGCTTCTCCAGCCAGGCTGGAAAGTATCATATGACGGCTATGGCCTCCAGACTTGCACCGCGACTTACAAGTCCGACAGGTTCGGCTCCTTCGCGTATATCGAGCGCGGCAGCTCTTTTTCTGAGATTGGCTTTACCAACCTCAAGCAGCATAAGTCCACCATCTCTTTCGACTCGCTTGGCATCGCCACTGCGACAGTGGACTATGTCGGCATCGAGCTTACCTGTAACAGCGGCCTACGCACTGAACCCCAGGTCAGCGGATCGCAGGGCCTGACGTCTGAAAACATCACGACCCACCCTAACTTCTTTGAGCTGGCTACTGGCTTCTCTGGAACACCTATTGCTGGCGTCGGGACTAGCCCTGGCACGAAGGCTGACCCGAACTATCAATTAGTTACGGGAACTAGCGAATACGGAGGAAACAATGGCTCAACGTTTGAAAGCCCTAAGGGACGCAAGTTCATGGGTTTCAAGAAGGCCGAGTTTAATGACTTCTACGGCAAGACGAACTATCTCGCCCCGCAGACATCCTTCTCCGGACACTTCTACACTACGCAGTCTGCCACCGTCCAGGGCATGATCGCGCGCGTCGGCAAGACCTCCGGCGACGGCTCGTTCCTATCTATCGACCTTCTGCCTGCCTACATGGGCTCGACCTTCACAGTAAGCGGTAAGAACCAGCTTCTCCTGGCGCAGGTCAATACGGAGGACTACGGCAGCCTTTACAAGGTGCAGTATGAAATCCGCTTTAACCGCGAAGGGTATGTCGCCTCTGTCTACGCTCCTGCCTAATGAAGATTCAACCCGGAGTCGGCTATAACTTCGACTCGTCCAGCAAGGGCTTCACGCTGGATATCTCTGACCCGTTTCCGAGTCGGGACGGCGCCACAACGACGCACCCGTTTAAGATCGTGAACGTCGCCCTGCGGACTTCGGGCGGCGCCACGACCGTCACCTATCAGGTCCAGTCGGGCACCATCAATAACCTCGTCCCTCTGATTGACGACTACGCCAGTGGCGTCGATGTCAAACTAGACCGCGTCACCTCCGGCGTGGCCAACCCTCCGACGGCCGAGCTGGTCTCGTCTAACTTTGACGCGACGACGAAGACCTCTTACATCACGCTTCGGGCAGGGCCTAAGACTGCGGCTCCTTACACCTACCCAGACGACGACGATACGAGCAACCAATACCCGGTAATTATTGGCGGCAATGTGGCACCTTCTACCCCCGACGACAACGTCTGGGGATTCCTCGTCATCGGCACGATCACCGTGGACAGCATCACGACCCCGACGACTTTCACCGTCAGCCAGAACGTGTCCGGCTCCCTCTGGGCCGACCGCATCAAGTTGGCTGGCATCACGGCGCGCTACTATTACGCCCGCATCTGATGGGCGAGGTCATCGGACAGTCGACGACGGGGGCCTACTCGACGTGGGCTCAACTCCGCTGCCCGCTCATCGGCGCTTACGATCAGTGGCAAAAGTATGTCGGCCCGGGCACGCACTATCACAACCTGGTCATCGACTCAGGCTTTCACCCTGACGACGGCTTGTTCGTCCGGGTAGACCAGTGGCCCCGTAAGTTCTTTTGGCTCGACATCAACAGCAATCCCCACGAGGAAAACGAAGGCCCCATCGTCGGTTATAACAATGGCTTTGGGACATCCCCTAGCTACATCAGCATCGGCGCTTATGACGCAAACTGGAACGACACGACAAACCCGGTCTACACCAGCGTAAACAACCTCCTAGACCTCAAGGATATTACAGACTCACTTGTTGGACTGACGGTCACTTATAGCGGGGGGACGGTGGCGACCACGTCAGACGCTTTTGAGAATGACCCAGCCTCTGCTCCTTGGTTTGGGCAGGACATCGGCCTGAACGCCATCACGTCGATTACGGACATCGACACTTTTACGGCCTTCTGACCCCCCCCTTCCAATCGGGGCAAGGTTAAGACCCGATGAGCTGCACTAATCAAGTAACCGTCTCGCAGGGTAACACCTTCGCCTGCACCTTTACCTGGACGCCCGGGGCGACTGGTCCGGCCAACCTCCTGA